CAATTATATTACATTGTCATTCATTATTCAATGTTTTTTTTACATGGCCATTCAGCGAATAATCAGCGGATAATCAGCGGATGATCAGCGGATAATCAGCGAATACGTACCACAAAACAGAAATATTTCGTGATTTGTGGCACTTAAAAGACATCGAAATCCTGCTGCGAAGCCACTCTATGATAAGCCTTGTCCGCCACATCATCGTTCTGATTCTCAATAAACATCTCATTCACCATTCCGATAGTCAGCAGATCGAGATCCCGTATCGAAAGCCCGATCTGCACACATCTCAGCATAAAGAGCGCTGTTGTCATTTGGCGGTCAGTTGATTGAAGTTTTTTTTAGCTTCCACCTCCACCTTTACATTCAACCCCCATAGCTCAATGATCTTCGGAAGCACCTGATAGATACTGAAAGTATTGAACTCATCCAGCCATTCCTCAGGGCTGTCTGGGATAGACGGATCAGCATGTTTTGCCATGATATAGGCGATATTCTCGAACATCTCCAAAGAAAACATATCAAGGTTCGATACCTCTTCCGTGTTATCCCCAATCGCCTTCTCCAAAGCAGCCAGATCCTTGTAAATATCCCTTTGGAACTTCATTCTGTATATTCTCGGAATCGCCGCTGATGCTCTGAACGCAACCTCTTTCCCGTCAATCTCAATCTTCTTAACCATACTCATATGTCTACTCCTCCATAATCAAAATGCGCCGGTCAAAAAGAGCCCCGAAGCCATGCCCTGCATAACCCCGAAGCCCTTACAAACCTGTCAGCCTTATTCCTTTGTAACAGTAACTGTATAAGTCTTGCTGGAACCGCCGTTAGTCACTGTGATTGCAACCGTGTTAGTCCCCTCTTCCCATGTAGCACTCGACCCATTGGTAAGGGAATCTCCGTTCACGGTGATCGCCACACCTGCATTCTCATCCGCTACCGTAGCCGTGATAGCATTGGTGGCATTGGAAGTCTCAGCCGCGTACTCCGTAGTACCTGCCGCAAAAGTCGGATCCAGTGAAATGGAACCGATCGTCAATGCAGACAGATTCACGTTCGCACCCGAAACCTCAGCAGGCATATAAACCGACTGATACCAGTTCTGATAGATCGCAGAATTGGTATTATTCCCGGTCTTCGCTTTAACCACACCGCTTGCAAGAGGCGTAGCCTTGATGGTCAAGGTCTCCGTCTGCACCTCACGGCTCTCTTCATTGGTCTTGCCCTCGATCCCCGGTCTCGATGCAGAGCAGTTATACAGCACGTGTCTGATATGCTTCACATCGCCGTCAAACTCGAAAAGCAGAGCAAAGCTGTTAAGCTCCGTATTTGCATTCTCAATCAGAACATTGTTATCATCCAATGTCTCATTCAGCGCATCCACCCTGAAGCTCTCAGGGATCATCGCCAGTTCCAGATCACCGTCGTATCCCATGTTGTTATTGATGACATAGTAGGCAATCCCATCCGCATAGAAGTTTTCCGGCTCTCCATTCGCATCCAAGCTGATACTTACCGCACCGGGAATCGCAATCGGATTATCATACGATACCGTTCCATCCTGAGCGATATGCAGCATCGCATAATGCGCATTCTTAAGATTGTACTTAACCTTGTTGTTAGGCATCTCTTTACCCTCCTTAATCTTCACTCACATCCGGCACATCAAAGGAATACAGCACCTCATACAGCCGTTCCTCCGAAATCCAGACTTCACTCTTGTTATAAAAAATGCCCCGGTCATCCAGAGCATCCTCCACCTGCTTTTCCACGGACACATCTTTCTTATCCGTGTAAAGCTCAATCCGCACCTCATTTATCTTGAAATATACCCTGCCGTCCGCAGCGAAATTATCGCTCCCCGGCAACAGGTAACAGATAAACGGCGGCTCCGGGCTCTCCCCTTCTGCGAAATGATCATATGAAAAAGGGATTCCCGTCTCCTGCAGCATTGCTGCCAACTGTTCAATCGTCATTTCAACGCCCTCTCTACTTCCTTTTCCAGCAGCTCCGCAGCCTTCTGTTCAGCCGGTGCGATATGCGGAAAAGCTCGAACCCTGCCGCCTCCCCGTTTCGCATGACCAAACTCCAAAAGATGAGCCAGCTGATAACGATTCCGTGAATGAACCACAACCTCCATCGCATTCGATGTTTCCTTGGTAGTCTTCACCGTCCAGCTCTTCTTATAGGCACCGGTCTTTACGGGAGCATTTGCCTGGATATCTTTCTTAGCCTCATCACCGGCTTTCTTCACAGCCTTCTTCATATCCTCGGTCGCAAGGTCAGCGTATTCCTGTAAACCTTCCATGATGACATGAGCCATCTGGTCGATCTTCACCCTGTCCGTCGCCATCCGATCACCTCCGATCTCTGTTCCACAGGCTCCCTCGCATTCAAATACAAGATCACCTCCGAACCTTCCGGCAGCTGAACTTCAGCGATTTCTTCTTAAAGTTCATGTGGTCAACATTCACGATGTCGTAAAACTCACCCTTAAAAAGGATTCTGTACCCCGTAGAAGTGATCGCTGCCGTCTTATTGCAGTACCGGACCGTTACAGTCATTGCAACATCCTCAACCGTAGTACCGGCAACCTCTTCTTCCTTGGAGCTTGCCATCCCTTCACCTCCGATAGTCGCAAAGCAGGTATAATACTCATCCCACTCATTTGTGTGATTCCCTATGGCATCAGTGATAACGGTATTCTTCAGAAACGATACCTTTTCATTCAAAAGTGCCGTAACCATCAGAATCCCTCCTTCCGGCTTCCAAATAACAGAGCCCTCAGTGTCAGATCCATCGCATGATGGTCAGCTTCCTCCCTGTGTTCATACAGATAAGCCACCGTAAACATCACAGCGATTCTTCCGTTTGCACACTCATCCAAGTCAGCCTCATCATCCGTTCTCAGAATATCCATGCACTGCTTCTTTGCCGCCGTTATCAAATTTTCCAATAATGAATCATCATCCTCGAAGTCAATCCTCAGATAATTCTTCATTTCCTCCACAGTTACAGTCATCCGATCACCTCACAATAAAGGCGGTAGATTTCTCCACCGCCTCATTTCATCAAGTTCCGCTTGTAGGCTTCACGATTACCAGCCTGTAGCTTGTTTCCTCATAACCATCTGCCCACAGCGTAAAGGTATCGACAGACTTCTGAGTATTATCCCCTGCAAGTACCAGATCAGCCGCAACCCAGCGGACAAAATAACCATCGCCCAGAGAGCACTGCGAAGCTTCAGTAACATCTTCAGCCGTCAAAACGGAACCGTTGTAATACAACCCTGTGATCGGATTGATCCCGACACCAAGGCCTACACCAAGCCACTTGTGTTTGCCCCATCCATTACCTGCCTCGAAATCCTTAAGATCTTCAACTTTTTCGGACAAAGTGATCGTAATGGTATGCGCATCATTGTCCACCGTAACATCAGAAATCTTCTCGGTGTTATAGGAACGATCAGCGTGTCCGGCAACCGTATCAGTTACAGCCGCATATGCCATAGTAAAAACATCCGCAGCCATAAGCCCTGCATTCTTCATCTTGATCAGAAGCGCATTAAGAGCATTTACGGCATTGGTTCCACCGGTCGCACCTGTTCCTGTCACTTTCTCCTGATTTGGCAAAAGACCACCTGCCATCTTACCGCCCTCATCGAACTGAAGAGTGCCGCCGATATGAGTGACTTCGCCGCCCTGTTCTGTATAATTCTTTGCGTTATATTCGCTCATTTCATACCTCCGAAATCCGGGCTGCCGCTTCTACACGACAGCCCCATTATCAGTTACACTCAATGCTTCATCTTAAGAAGCTGGATGCCCTCAGGAAGGATCACCTTGCCATCCACTCTCTCGGTTGCAACAAATCCGACCTGTCCGTTGGTGCTGTAGAGCTCGTTGAGTCTCTGAACAGTTCTGCCGGAACGATCAGCGATCCAGTAGTTCTTGAAATCACCGAAAGCAACCGCAAGCGCATCCGACTCCATCGTAGGAACATAAGGACTGGTGTAAAGCTCATATCCAAGCAGCTTGTCAGGCTCACCTGCCTGAAGCGAAGGCTGCCAGAGATATACGCCGTTGCCGTCCTTCAGCTTACGGATC